GGCTAACACAATATCGTAATACCCTGCGCGCCATACGTATGACTTAGCGTCGGCGTTGCCTGATCGTTCTACCGTATCAGATGCTAGCCATTTTAGTATATTTAACCCAACTATAGAAGATAAGCAATAAGAATTAGCCATATAAAATGGATTTTGTTGCATACCGACTAAAGTATTCCAGATTAACAAGTTTAAATCGTTGCGGTCTACGGCGTCGTTATCGGCAAAATCATCAAATATTTGAAACGCATGAAACAGGTCTAACAGCCATTTAACGGCGTCTACAGGCAAAAATAACCCTTCGGTTAAATTTTTTCTTAGTGATTCAAGATGCTGTTGCATTAGCTTGTAATCTCACGTCCGTTTGACCGAATATTGATTGCCGAAGCCGTGCCTGCAATAGTGGATATAAAACCACCAGACACTAACGCAGCGCCTACAATCTCAGGAAACGTGTAGGTTTCTGCGGGTTGCAATGCTTTGGTCTTAACAATCAAGTTTTGATTACCCGCTGTATCGGCGGCGGTTACAAGATTCACGCTAATGGTAGCTGCCGAAGCGCTGTAATTGGTAGCGGTAAACTTGTCAATAATGGTCGTAACGCCATTAGCAGTGTCTTGGGTAACTTGCGTGTTTTCAGCGGTTTTGGCGGGGATTAGTACTTTTACGGTTACGGTCATATTAACTCCTGTTATTCAATCAGTAATGCGTTATTTGGCGCTTCTTGCATCATTATCCAGTTTGTGCCATTGGACACCAATGTAGCCCAATTACCAGCTACATTTTCTAAAATGGCTGTACCTGCTGCACCGCCAGCCAAAGGCACTACGTTGCTAGACGCCGACACCAAAAACTGAGCTTGGTAATTTTGAAACGTCAAAACGCGCCCTGAATAAGATGATGCCGTAGGAAGCGTAACTGTGCAAGTGGAGCCAGACTTATTGTTAATAATCCACACTTCGCCCAACCCCACTGTAAAGTCAGCGGTTTTAGTTACTGGTATGGTGTTTAACCCTGATATGGCGGCGGTAATAGCACTAATATCAACTTGCGGTTGACATTGCAACGCATTAACTTGTTTTTCTAACTCAGCAATTTGCGCTAGTAGTGCGTCTTGCGAAGGGTTAGTAGCAAACCCTTGGATCTTAATGTCGGTAGAGTTGGTGATTTCGTCTATCGTAGTAAACGGTGGCCCAACCTGCAAATCTTCAAGGCTAGTCGGATTACTACCTTGCCCTGTTAAATCAAACAAATTTAAAAAGAACCGATACCACTCACGGGACAATAGCCCTGTGGCGGGGTCTGTTAACGGCGTGCGAGGCGCCGGTATGGTTGTAACGTTAAGCGGACTAGGCACGGGTTGGACTCAATAGCAGTTCAGCGCCAACAATAACCACCTTAACTGGATCAGTGCCAGATACCTCATAAACGCGATCACGCAGCTTTAGGGTCATGCCAAGCCGACGCCAAAAAACACGGCGGCCGTATTGACCAATGCGCCCCATTGATGCCCAATGCTCGTTTGACCAGGTATGACCGCCATCGTCTGACCAACGCAACATGACTTCGGGGTCAGCACCCTCAACCGTAGGTGGTGAAAATAACAACAAATCACCCGTATTAGTTACAAGTTGATCTCCGTTAGATGTGTAAAAAAACCATTCAACATCATCATTTGGGTCAATACCGTTAAGCCCTACCCCTGTTTCGCAGTCTAGCTGTAGGCTATGCTGGGCGGTACGGCGTAGGTTGTTTTGACCACTAGGGATTGGACGCCACGAACGTAACCATTTTTGAATTTGCCCGTTATCGGCATAGACATTTAAGTCATACGCGTACAAGTTACCGTTTTCATAATCACCAAGGATTACTTCGTTGTTATATGCCGTCTGGCAGTTTGGGCGATAGCGTACAAAGTTGCCGTTTAACCAGCCAGCCCGTTCATGCCACGATTGGGTGACGACATCGTACACCCATGTTTTTTGTACGGTAGGGAAAGTTAATACGTAGAAGCTATGGCCGTCTTGCTGATAGGTATAGGCAATTGCATTGCTAATATCGCCGTATTGCTGAATTTGCCATTCAATCGCATGATTAGACGCGCGGATGCCTGTGTAACCATTATTGCGGTATATGATGCCTTGACCACGGGCGTCTTTGCCTAACCAAAATATCGAGTTATCAAGTTTTGCTACCGAAAATGTGGCAGCACAACCAATTTCGTTGGATGCACCTTGAATACGAGCCAAGGGAAAGTCGGGCGTACCAGCGTCGTACCAAACTTCAATGGAGTTAGTGCCAAATAACCACGCTTCGCGGTTATTAACAATTACAGCTACTAAGCCGTCAGGGTTGCCTTCAGCACTAGCAAAATCAAGTGGGTCAATTGATAAACCATCTAATAAGCTAGTAACCCATATTTTTTGGCTGTTTGGCTCGTTAAAAATAAAATACCCGTCTAAGTAACTAACAGTGACTGCGCCAGGAAAATCAGGGTCGGTAATTTGACTAAACACGTTTGTGTTCGAGTTGTAAATGTAACTTGGGCCATTGGCTGCCACAAACAATTGCGTGCCGTTATCGGACATAGACACAGGGCCAGCGCCAACAATTGTGCCTAATAACGTAGCCGTGTAAGCGCTATCAATTTTGTATAGTTCTTCGCCTGATACAGCGTACGTGTAATTGCCAAACGACCACAGGCCACGCACAGGGCCAGTACCAACTGTAGCCAATAAAGTTAACCCTGGAGCGCGGTTAAGAAACCCTGCTTCTTTACCCTCGTTGGGGATAGCTTCGGGGAACAAGTTAACCATGCGGTTATCTGCCGCATTAATACTACGGGCTACATAGGCTTGACCTAAGATTGGCGTTTTCATGCTTTACGCAACCACAGCGCCGCGGAAACCAATAACCCACCAATCAGCACCAATAAATTGAAGGGTAACTGAATCCCCAACAGCATTAAACGTAATAGTAGTTGCGCTACCAAGATTGGTAGGGGTCAAAATACCAGTATCGCCGCCAGCCGCTTCAGCTACATACACAATTGTTTTTAATTGACCAGCTACGCCGTCTGCCAAAGTTAACGCATTGCCGGTGGCTGTAGACGTAAACGCTGTAGTTAAAGTAGTGATGCTTACTGCGCCTGGGCCTGATAATGCTTGTACCGCACCAATAATAGCGCCGCTAAATGTTTGATTACCTGTAAATGTCTGCGCTGCGTCCGTGCGCGCAATCGTAGCGCTTGTAGCCGGAAACGTCATGGTGGTGGTGTCAGTGCCTGTCAACGTAAGGCTACGGCTAACCGTAAACGTTTTGCCGTCAGCGACTGCTAAAGTAGAGCTAGTAGCGGGGGCTGTAATAGCCATTTTGTTAACGCTAGTAGCTGTAGCTACACCCAACACAGGGGTTACTAATGTAGGTGTATTAGCAAAAACTAACGCGCCCGTGCCTGTTTCGTCCGTTACCGCAGAACGTAAATTAGCGCTAGAAGGCGTGGCTAAAAATGTCGCAACGCCTGTGCCAAGCCCACTAACGCCTGTAGATACGGGTAAACCCGTACAGTTTGTTAGCGTGCCAGATTGGGGTGTTCCAAGAATAGGCGTGGTTAACGTGGCATTAGTCAACAAGACCGTTCTAGTCATTTGTTTAGTAACGCCGCTTTGTTCTACGGGTAATAGATCAGCGCCAGCCGAAGTGGTGGCTACTGGTAGTTGAGGTATTGTTACGTTTGCCATATTTAATCCTAGTAGTTACCCGCATAGATGTTGAACCGCTGACGTGTGCCTACCAAACTGTATGGCAAGGCCATGATGTCGTCAGGATTATTAATACGCTTTAGATTGCGTTTAGAGGTCATAGCGACGCGCATTACGTTTGGTGGGGGTTCGATACCAAACTCGGTTGCGATCTCGCAGGCAAGGCTATATTTGAACGCTCGTAGGTAGCCAGGCGGCATAGTAATGTCAGTCGATAGACTTGGCACTTCCATGAGTTTTTCTACCGAAACGATATGAAACTCTAGCGGCTTGATGGGTACGGGGTAAACGTACATCTCAATGTCAGGGTAAGTCATGTTGACCCACAGGACTTGAGGGTAGGTCGAAGTTACCGTTTTAACGGCAATACCGTTGTACTGTTGCTGGTTAATTAGCTTAATGCCGTATGAGATGTTAGTAGCTGAATCTCTAAAATAGGTCGCATCGTCAACCAATACGGGGCGCTTAGGTGTGCCACCTGACGCTAAAGGCAACGTTCCAGTTGGGCCAAAGGTTAAATCTCTAGCGCCAGCAGGCCAAGAAGCCACTTGATCTTGAGTAGAAAACACTGACAAACGCTCAGTATTCCATGAGTCGATCATCTGATTTAACGCCATTAAAGCGTCTTGCGACGTGGCTGCGGATGGTGTTTCGCCTTCGGCTAAAACCCCTAGTACGCGCAATGCGCCGTTAATTTGGTCGTTTGCCGTGGTCATGGCGTAACTCCTTATGCGGTTGTTT